CTGATGCCGGTATCCGTACCGCTATCCAGTTGTTGGATGACCAAGACGTTCCTATGGACGGTCGTTCGTTGGTGGTTCCTCCTGTTGCCCGTAACTCTATGTTGGGTATCAACCGTTTCACCGAGCAGGCTTTCAAAGGTAACGGCTCTACATTGATGAACGGAGAATTCGGCGACATCTACGGCATTAAAGTGTTTGTGTCCACCAACTGCGATACCGCTGCTGGTAACACCGCTACTGACCGTGTTGCTTTGATGTTCCACCGCGATTCGATGGTGTTGGTTGAGCAGATGGGCGTTCGCGCACAGACTCAGTACAAACAAGAATACCTCGGTACTCTGTTCACTGCTGACACTCTGTACGGCGTTGCTGAACTGCGTGACTACTCGGCAGTGCCGATCGTGGTTGACGCTTCTGCTGCCTAATCGGTAAGTAGATTTAAGGGGAGCCCTTCGGGGCTTCTCTTTTCTTTATTACTTACATAGTGAGTACTAAACAAAGGAGAATATACATATGGTAAGCTTTCAGATGAAGACAAGTAACCGTCCACAGACTATTGCAAAAGTATCTCGTGAAGTAGATATTAAAAGTTTCAGAGAAAATCCTGAATGGTATGAGCTTGTGGATTCTCAAGAGCCTGCCGAGATTAAAATAGTTAAATCAGTTAAGAAAACTAAGGAACCAAAATGAGTTTATATCGTGGTGCAGGTGGTGCTTCAGACGCTACCGATGATTCTACCGTAAACGCTGTTGCAGGCTACGCCTCTGCTGCCGCTGCCAGTGCTACCAGTGCCTCTACTTCTGCGACAAATGCGAACACTTCGGCTACTGCTGCTGCCTCTAGCGCCTCTAGTGCTTCCTCTAGTGCCTCTAGCGTTGCCACTAACGCCTCTAACGCTGCTTCCAGTGCTTCTTTAGCTAGTACATACGCTGGTCAGGCAAGCTCGTCTAAGGACGCTGCTGCTGCCTCTGCTGTTATTGCCTCTACTCAGGCAGGCTTAGCTTCGTCTAGTCAATCCAACGCTTCTTCTAGTGCAGCTACTGCTTCCACTAAAGCTACCGAAGCTGCTGCCAGCTCTGCGGCTGCTGAAGGCTTTGCAGATGACGCTGCTGACAGTGCTGCTGATGCTTTGGCTATCTATGGTAACACTGTGGATATGCAAGCTGCGGTGGATGCTGCTGCTGCTTCTGCTGCCTCTGCTACTACTCAAGCCGCTAACGCTGCTGCTAGTGCAGTGGATGCTGCTGACTCTGAGGAATTAGCTTACGAGCACGAGCAGAATGCTGCTGAGTGGGCTACCGTAGCTCAAGGTGCTGCTAATAGCTCACAAGCTTACTCCAGTGCTTCCGCTGCTGCCCGTGATGCTGCCTTGGCTGCTCTGGATAGCTTTGATGACCGCTACTTAGGCCAGAAAGCTTCTGATCCTACTGTTGACAATGACGGTAACAGCCTTGTTGCAGGTGCTCTGTACTTCAACAACCAAGACAATGTGATGAAGGTCTATGAAGGCTTAGTGTGGGTTGCTGCGTATGCTTCCCTGTCTGGTGCTTTGCTGGTTAATAACAACTTATCCGATGTTGCCAGTGTTAGTGCTGCGCGTACTAACTTAGGTTTAGGGACTACTGCTGTTACAGATAGCACAGCTTATGCTACCGCTGCTCAAGGCACTAAAGCTGACACTGCTTTTGGATGGGGTAACCACGCCTCTGCTGGTTACGCTGCTGACAACGCTGTTGTTAAGTTAACAGGTGACCAGACTGTAGCGGGTACTAAGACTTTCTCCAGCATTGTCAGTGGTTCTATTACAGGCAACGCAGGTACTGTAACCAACGGTGCTTATACCACAGGCGATCAAACTATCGGAGGAACTAAAACTTTCTCAAGCACAATCACAGGCTCTATCTCTGGTAACGCAGGTACTGTTACAAACGGCGTGTATACCTCTGGTGACCAGACTGTTGCAGGTACTAAAACTCTCTCCAGCAATCCAGTACTCTCCGCAGGCACAGCCAACGGCGTGGCCTACCTCAACGGCTCCAAAGTCCTGACCACTGGTAGTGCGCTGACGTTTGATGGGACGAATTTTGCGACTACTGGTTCCGGCACTGTTAAGAACTTGCTGTTAACTGGCGGCACATTGCCCGGCGCTGGCAACCCAAGCATTGCTTTGCGGTCTTCAGACAACGTGATTTACCACCAATCCGGCAGTGCAAACAACATTGTGATGCTCGACTCTGCTCAGAACACGATGCAGAGCATTGGTGCAACAACGCAGACTTGGAACATCAGCAACTCCGAACAAATGCGCCTGACCAGCACAGGTCTGGGTATTGGGACGAGTTCGCCTGAAGCAAAATTAAGCGTATTAGGTGGAACAACTTCTGGCACAAGTTTTAACACTGCTGTTTTTGCCGGGGGCGCAACCAACACATCAGGCAGTGGAGCCAAAATATATTTGTCAGGCTCTCCCGGAAACGCAACAATTAGAGCTGCGGCAATTGAAGGTGTTACAACAAACGGCAACAACGCTCATGCGCTGGTGTTTTATACAAACACTGACTTTACCAACCCAGCAGAGCGTATGCGCCTCGACTCCTCCGGCAACCTCGGCTTGGGGGTTACTCCGAGTGCTTGGGCGAACTGGAAAGCGATTGACATAAACACCACTACAAGCATTTTTGGTGGGTTTAGCGGTTCAGCTTTTAGCAACGGTGTTTACGCTACCAACGAGACTGCTTTCGTCTATAAGAATACGGGAATTGCCCCAACGATGTACCAGCAAGGCGCTGGAGCACACCGCTGGTACAACGCCCCCTCCGGCACAGCAGGTAACGCTATTAGCTTTACTCAGGCGATGACGCTGGATGCAAGTGGGAATTTGGTTATAGGAGATACAACTGCTATTGGTATGCGTCTGCGGGTTGCGGGATATTCACCCGAACTGTACGACCCTAGTACTTACAGTGCAAAATTTGCGTATTTGCCAAAAGGTTCACAGGTAGTTTATGACCTTAATACAGCAACGACCGCAAAAGCAGGATATGCCAACCTTATAAATATAGCAGTCAATGATGGTACTGGCGGTGATGGTATTTATTTTGGTGCAGTCGCCCAATCTGGCGGAAATTCTGCTGCAAATTTTGTGTTTGGTCGGCGCACAGGCGCTCAAACATGGGCGGAGAGCGCCCGTATCGACTCCAGCGGTAACTTGCTGCTTAAAGCGACGTCGGCTGGCACCTCTGCGGCGGGTGTTTTGGGCATGGGAAACGCAACAGCGCCATCGTCATCCCCTGCTGGCATGGGGCAGCTATACGTAGAAGGCGGTGCTTTAAAGTTCCGTGGTTCTTCTGGCACTGTCACTACAATCGCACCAGCATGAAGACCTGCACACACTGCAAACAAGAAAAGCCTTTTGAGGCTTTCTACGCAAGCTCGACTCACAAGTCGGGCTATGCGTCTTGGTGCAAGGTTTGCGAGTCTGAGCGATCAAAAGCAAAAACACAGCGCAACCGTGAGACTCGGCTTGTCAAAGCAAAGCAGTGGCGTGATGCCAACAAAGACAAACAGGCAGCGGCTATCCAAGCATGGCGTGAAAGTAATCCAGAGCGCACTGCTGCCATGTACCGGGATTGGGCTGATCGCAATCGGGACAAGATAAATGCAAAGTGGATGGCGCGGGACGCTGCAAAGAAAAACCGTACTCCAAGTTGGTTGACCGTGGACGAGCACTGGATGATTGAGCAAGCCTACGACATAGCTGCAAAGCGAACTCAAATGCTTGGTGTTCAATTCCACGTTGACCACATTATTCCGCTTCAAGGCAAAACAGTATCTGGACTTCATGTGCCGTGGAATTTGCAAGTCATCACAGCACAACAAAACCAAATGAAATCAAACAGACTGGAAGCAGCATGATCGAACGCACCCTCTCAAAGCTAAACAGCATCCCCGCTGATAAAGCCCTCCACTTTATTGCCGGGGTCATCTTGTTCGCTGTGGCTGTGCCGTTCATTGGCCCTCAGTACGCCTTTGCCTTGGCTGTCATTGCAGGGTTCGTCAAAGAACTCTACGACTCGCTGAACAAGGACAATCACACCCCTGACATCTGGGACGCTCTGGTCACATCGGCTGGCGGCGCTCTGGGTTTTTATTGCTCTTACTTTTAAGGAAACATCATGACTATCTGGACAATCACAAACCTTGACCGTGACACTGTTGACGGTTTTGTAACTACTGCCCATTGGAGCGCATCGCAAGTTGATGGCGAGTTCTCGGCTTCTACTTACAGCACTGTTAGCTTTACACAAGGCAATGCAATGGTTCCATACGAAAGCCTGACTGAAGCGCAAGTTGTTGAGTGGGTTAAGGCATCCTTGGGTACTGAAGGTGTTGCTGCTGTTGACGCTGCTTTGGCTGCAAACATTGCAGAACAAAAAGCCCCTAAGAAGGCTGCTGGTACACCTTGGGCTGTTTAACATGATGAAGCCTAAACCTGAGCGTGGTGAACGCACCAAGAAGAACAAAGAGAAGAAGAAAGCCAAATGACACGTCCTGTATCGGTAGGTGTAAACCTTGTAGCAGCCACAGCTACAACAATCTACACAGTTCCTCTTGGCTACTTCGCTAAGTGGACTTTGATGTATCTCTTTAATAACTCAGGCTCTACCAAGAGCATCTCAGTTTATTGGAGAGATTCGAGCGCATCCACTAACATTTACGTTCACGATGGAACTATTGCTTCTAAATCCTTTGTTCGTATGGATGGAGGAGCATATGTTGTGATGGAAGAAGGAGATACCGTAGTGATGCAGGATGAGGCAGGTAGTTCTTTTAGCACTATATGTACCTTTGAATTATTTAAGAAAGAAGGAATCTAATTATGGCATTGCCAACTTACCTAGATCTCGTTAATGATGTTCTGATTCGGATGAGAGAACCAGAAGTAACAACCGTACAGGAGAACATTCTCTCTAAGCTTGTTGGTAAGTTGGTCAATGATGCCAAACGCCAAGTAGAAGATTCCTATAACTGGAACTCCTTAACAGCCACCTTAACTGCCGTTACCTCAGCCAACACGTTCAACTACGGCTTGTCTGGTTTAGGTACTCGCTTTAAGGTCATTGATGCCTATAACGCCACGTTGAAGTCAGAGCTTCGTCCTGCTACTACTCGATCAATGAACGAAAGGTTTATGTTGAGTACTCCTGCTACTGGTTCCCCTTCAGAGTATAACTTCAACGGAGTTACTGCTCAAGGGGATACTCAGGTTGACGTATACCCTATCCCTGTTGGTGTTGAAACCCTATTGTTTAACTTGTATATCCCTCAAGAGAAGCTGGTTAATGATACAGACACAATGCTTGCTCCTGAAGAGCCTGTGGTGTTAGGAGCCTTTGCTCGTGCCTTGGTTGAGCGTGGTGAAGACGGTGGCTTGAATAGCTCTGAAGCATATGGCCTATATAAGTCCTCTTTGGCTGACGCTATCGCCATTGAAAGTTCTAGGTATATTGAGGAAGAGTCTTGGGAGGCTGTGTAAGTTATGAGCCAACAGATTCAAACATTCTCAATTACTGCTCCCGGCTTTTACGGATTAAATACTCAGGACTCGTCACTGGACTTAGCCTCAGGCTTTGCCCTGACTGCTGTCAACTGTGTCATTGACCAGTATGGACGTGTAGGTGCTCGTAAAGGGTGGGTAACTAAGAACACTACCAACACTGACTTAGGCTCTGCTAACGTAGAAGCTATGGGTCAGTTGGTTATAGATAATGGTTCTGAGTACACCGTAGCAGCAGGTAATAACAAACTGTTTAAGCTGGTAGGTAGTACACTGTCACAGCTTACCTACGGTGGTGGAGGA